TTTATATGTTGTAAAACTTTTTTGAAACCTTTTCCACAACTAGTGTATAAGGTATGTAATAACAATAAAATAAAATAAATATGAAAAACACAGAACAACAAAAACGAGATTATCTTTACTTCAATTCATTCGGAGTACTTCATCAAATCGAAGCGACTAAGATTAAAGCTGGAGACTTATGTAATTCATGTATGCAAAAAGCAAAAGAAGATTTACAAACCATCTTTAACGATAACATAGATACAGACCATTATACTCTTAAGAAGACCGTCGTAGAATTCCTAAAAGGACAACTTAAGGAGTTAGGTATAGAGAACGTAAAAGCCAAGGTAGAGGCTTAATTCTACCAGTTATTTTATATAAATAGTTAATAATTGAAGAGAGGACGTTAGTCCTCTTTTCTTTTTCTACGTATCTCGATAATCCTTGCTACATTAAGTATAATACCTGTCACAATAAGTGTGATAGTAAGTATACTAGTCCAATCAATCATTGCAGCACCTGCCGCCGCAACAGTCGTGCCGTTTGCTATTGAGTCTTTGATTTCGTCCATTAGAGTCTAGCTGCTTTTTCAATGAAGTTGCCAGCGATAGAATAACCGTTGAGCTCTCCGTTTTTAATTTTTTGCCAAGTGTATTTATCGTTAATCTTGTACGATGCCATCCATGTTCCAGCTGGAACCTTAAAGCCCATAGCTGTTGATTTATCCATCTTGGGGTCTTCAACAATCCAAGACTCAAGCAAAGTATTACTAGTACTAATGTTGTCGTCATGATTTATATCCGTGTTGTTCTGTTTGTTATACTCAAAGAATTTACGTGCAATCTTCTTTATAGTGTCTTTACTAAAGTAAA